CTGTCACCGTGTTTGTTGTTGTAGCTTCCCATCTTGTATCTAGTATTTGGTATGGGCTTTGTGTATTTCTAACTATAATGTTTATATCTCTTGTGCCTAAATTGTGAGTTAGAACAAAACTAGTAGAGCTGCCATCACCAATCAAACTTGAGTATTCATATCCTTCAAGTGGCAAGAACACAGACGCTACAAGAGATCCTGCTTGTGGTGCTGTGCTAAAGTCTAAAGTAAGTTTATTTGCACTTGGTGCAAGGACTCCAACTTCAACAATTTCATAAGGAGAATCTGAATTTACGACTGTAGCGTAAACGTCTCTAGAGCCTAGATTATGAACTAGATCTATGCTAGAACTTGTTCCATCCCCTATGGTTGAGGTGTAGTAACTAAGTGTTCCAGCTGAGGCTATAAAAACCCTTCTGGACGAAGCTGATACAGCTGTAGAAAAGTCTAATGTTATAGAATTATCTGTTGTGGCTTCCCATCTAACCGCAACAGTATCATAAGGGCTATTTGCGTCTTTGACTATGACAGAAATATTTTTAGTACCCAAATAATGATCTACAACATATGTAGAGTTTGTGCCATTGCCTATAGTTTGGGAGTAGGTGCTGACTACTGGATCTATATTGTCTGCTGCTGGAGCAAATTTAGATCCATCAAATTTTAGAACTTGACCAGAAGTGGCGTTAGAAAGATCAATTTGTACGCCATTGATCGTAGCGGTGTCGCCAACGATTAAGCTGTTCTTGACTACAAAGTCTTTATTCGCCACTAAAGTTCACTGTCCCTCTAGTTTAAAATTTAATTGTATTATTAAATTGTAAAACTTATATAATTATATCACACTGCTATAAGTGTTCTTGCTATCTTGACTGTCGCATTTGTTGATGCAGCATCTGTAATGGTAACTCTTAGCAATACGTTTCCTGCAGAAATCGAAGTTGAGACTGTTAAAGGAATAACTGTTCCGCCCAATTCAATTACTGCATATTCTGACAGGTAAGAATCTGTTCCATCATGAGCAAGTAATACCTCTGAAGTTGTATACTTTGAACCTTGAGTTACTTGTACAAGATACTTAGCTGTTCTGTAGACTGTCTTATCAAAGCTGTCAACTGTTGTGACCGTGTTCACGGTAACTACTTGAGTTGAAGTGTTAAGTTCACCAGTTCCAGAATCAAGTGTTATTGCTCCAGTTGCTATGCTACCAAAGGTAACTGCTGCATTGGTGGCAACGTCCTGGCCAATTGAAAGGCTGATTGTATTAGCACTGTCGTTATAGGCCTTGGTTACACCCGTACCTGCCGTTATCGCGCCTTCTACAGCGTCCTGAGCTGCCTCAGTGAAGTCTGAGACCTGGCTGGCAGTAATCGAGATAGACGAGTTAGAAGCTGCTGTAAGGCGTCCCTGAGCGTCTACGGTAAATGTTCCTACGGAAGACGAGCTACCATAGCTACCAGCCGTAACAGCTGTGTTAGCAAGATCTAACGTAACGGCACCAGAGGTGCCACCGCCAGTCAATCCTGTTCCTGCCGTTACTGACTCAATGTCTCCGGCATCGTTTGTGAAGCTAATAACACCAGTTGAAGAATTATAGGCCAAATCTCCTGAAACGCTTATTTGCGCTCTTGTGTTTGCGGTGAAGTCCGAAATCTTTGCTGCTGTCAAAGTAGTAAATGTCAAGTCTCCAGCACCGTTGGTCATTAATACTGCACCGTTGGCTCCATCAGCACCAACTGCTGAAATGATTGAAGCTTCCGTTGTGCCAACAATTGTTGTAAAGTCTAATACTCCAGAACCATTAGTCGTTAGGGCTTGTCCTGCAGTTCCGTCACCACCAGCTGCTGCAATGAGAGCAGCTGCAGTTACGTCTCCGAGGTTAGCATAGTTTGTTCCGTCATTTGTGAATGACCACTTATCTGTAGTTTCGTTCCAGCGAAGTTCAACATTTGGTGAATCACCACGTTCAATTTCAAGTCCAGCATCTGCTGATGGTGAACCAGTTACACTTGAATTGAGAAGAACTTTATTATCCTCAATAGCTAAAGTTTCAGTATTAAGAGTTGTGACATTTCCATTAACCGTCAAATTACCTGTAACAGTAAGATTGTTAGAAATCGTAACGTTAGCTGGAAGACTAAGGGTAACTGCTCCAACGCCAGAGTTCGATACTGTTATCTCGTTTGCTGTTCCCGTTAAACCGGTAACAAGGTTTGTACCCCTGTCGCTGATCTGCGAAGCTGTTACTGAGATTGTAGTATTTCCAGCAGCAGTTAGGCGTCCTTGTGCATCAACTGTAAATGTTCCAACAGTACCCGCACCACCATATGATCCAGCTGTAACAGCTGTTGAAGCCAAGTCAAGAGTAACTGCACCAGAAGTACCGCCACCGGTTAACCCTGTTCCGGCTGTAACTGATTCAATATCGCCTGCGTCATTTGTAAAGCTAATTACACCAGTGCTTGAGTTATACGCAAGATCTCCAGAAACGCTAATCTGTGCTCTTGTGTTGGCAGCGAAGTCTGAGACTTGGCTAGCAAGAATACTGATTGCATTTTGTGATGCTGCGGTCAAACGACCTTGTGCATCTACAGTAAAAGCAGTCGCTGTATTCGCATTGCCGTATGAACCAGCTGTTACTGCAGTACTGTCAAGATTAAGGGTAATTGTATCAGTGTTTGAAGTAACAGAAGTTAAGCCCGTGCCACCCAAAATACTGAGGGTATCTGAACCCGAAGTAATTGTCTTGCTTGTTCCTGAATCGCCTGCAACTTCAAATGCAGTAGCTACGTTTGCAACTAAGTTTGCTGCATAGTTCTGTGCTGCGGTTTGTGCAGATGAAGCTGCACCAAAAGCATCAAACGTATTAGCCGTTACTGCTATTGTTGGAGTAGAGCCTTCACCACTATTATTTGTAAGAGTGATTGCAGTTCCAGCTACTAAACTAGAAACATAATCTCCAATAGTGTCAGTTGAAAGGTTTACTGCATCGTTAATCCAAACTGAACCATTGTAACGGAGGAAGTCTCCATTGGCAGCTGAAGTTAAAGTGACATCAGTTTGACCTGCTAGAGTAGTGGTAATTGTGCTACCAGCAACTGCTGCATAGACGCCAACTCTAACTGAGCTAGCAGACGGAGCTGCAGAGAAATCTAAAGTAACAGTTCCAGTTGTTGTGGCTTCCCAACGGACATCGATTACCTCATATGGGCTTGCTGCGTTGCGCGCAACAACGACAACATCTCTTGTTCCCAAGGAGTGAGTAATTGTAAAACTAGTAGCGCTACCATCTCCAATGGTTGAAGTGTAAACTGTTCCAGCTAAACCAGTGTCTGTTCCTGGAGCAAACTTAGTTCCATCAAACTTTAGAACTTGGTTAGTGGTGGCTCCAGTTGTGTCAATTTCAATTCCGTCAACAAATAGAGTTGAAACATTAGCCTGAGTAGTCTGGATCGTAGATGGAAGACTTAGAGTATAAACTCCAGTGGTAGCATTAGCCGCAACAGCTATCTGACTTGCCGTGCCAACAACGTTGGATATTAATTTAACTCCGTATTACAGCATTTGCTGTTTTATTCTTATAGAACAACTTACCGTCAACAACGTTAATCGCCAATTCACCCTCAGCAAGGGAGCTTGGGGTATTGTCTGCTTCATCTGATCTCTTAATTAAGAGAGTATTATTTGTTGCAAATTTAGATCCACTATAAGCCACGGATTACCTCTTTTGTTCTAGAATAGTTCTTGTACTATAGTAATCATATCACAAATATTAATTAGCTTAAAAATAAAAAAATATATCAATTATAACAATTAAGTTAAATTCCTATAATCGAACCCTAATACCTCTAAATATTCAAGATAGCTTTCCTCGTCTTTTGCGGCAAGTGGTCCGAACTCTTTACCCATGAGAATGTCTTTATATGCATCGCGATTATTGAATGACGGTCCTTTTGCTAATTCAAATTTACGCCAGTTAGTATTACTTAATTCGGTTGCCTTATTGTATTCTGGTGTTTTTCCTAAATGAAATAAAACGCTTTCTTTTAATGCAAATATTCTAAAATCATTTGTCCAAGCCCTAAGTGCAAAAGTATGTTCTTCCCCAAAAAAGGTAACTCTAGGATCTGGAATTATTTTCTTAAAAAATTGATTTGAACTAAACATAAAATGTCCGGATACGAAATGCGATTCTGCGTACTCTTTACCATTCCAATGGTCAATATTATCATCTTTTTCTGTGATATTAGGTTTTAGCACTCTGATACTTTCATTCCACATATGCACTGGAGCTATTGTGCCAGGACCATCATCATAATAAGTTTCTTTGCCTTCTTCATCTTTTATAAACCATGGAATTCTTGAACTTATAAGAATATTATAACAGTAGGTTTCAGATATTAAATTATAATAATATTTTAAAGTCTTATCCCAATTTTTTTTAAATCTCATATGGCCGGTCAATTCGCATAACATACTGCTCATCCTGCAGTAACCATGTGGCGATCAAAAATCCCATCCCCAGACCAAGAGCATAAGGTGTAGTTAGATTAGCTGTTCTTACATTTGGAAAAGAAGAAAAGTCTTCAAAATTGCTATCTGTTCTTTGGTTGCAAATCCCAACATATACATTATCTGGTTTTTCTGCGTTGGCATAAATGCTTTTGATAGTATTTAAAAGATCTTCTTCTTTAAAAGAAGGAATGGCTATAAATATATCTTCATTCAATATACTTACCATTTCCCCAGTGGGCATGTTGCTCTTTTGAGCTTAACCTTTAATGACATAATGCATCCGCATTCTTTGCATTGCTTTGTAGCTACTGTTAGCCTATCACAATCAAGGCAAGTGTCATATCTAGCTTTAGCTTCCTCTTCAGAAGCTTTTTCCTCATTTGGATTTAATAAATCCCAAGGACGCGTATTACCTAATTTAGCTTTGTATTCTTTCCAAGCACTCATGATACATCTTAGGCTATTGGCTTGAAAAAATCTGTCCCATCATATACCCAACCAAGTGCAACTTCATTAACTTGCTCTTGAGTCATCTCTACAATCGTTGGATTAGATTTCATCCCAGCCATTACTGGGCCTCCGCTTCCTGCAATACCAACTTTGCCAGTATATTCTCCGTCAACAAGAACAGCAAAAAAAGTAAAATCATTATAGTCAGTAATCTCTGGTATTTCAATTGCCATTAGCATTTCTCCTTTTTGAAAAATTTATATATTTTTATTGTACCATATTTAATTAACATGCAGCTCCGTACTGCCAATCTCCCCAATAGACAACTGTTGGACAACTGCAACCACTGCAACCAGAAGGACCGCAGGTGCCGTCATAAGATGTGCCATATCTCCATCTCCAGCCACCTGGTAAACATCGTTCTTCGTATACAGATGTTCCAACACAGAAAGTGCATGGATCAGGTGCTGGGAAGGATGGTGGGAAGAATGGCGGGAAGAATGGCGGGAAGAATGGCGGGAAGAATGGCGGGAAGAATGGCGGGAAGAAAGGTGGGAAGAATGGTGGAAAATACGGTGGAAAGAACGGCGCAAGTCTTTCATAATTAATAGCTGTGCCCAATGGTGTAAGAGTAGTATCTGTTAGAGCGGTTTTAACAGTGTTAAGAGTTGCTGGAGCTGCAGCTCCGTTAGGCTCAGTAAAAGGTGCTATTCCTTCAGTTATATTGGTATTAGTTACTGTCCCAACAACAAAGCCAGCAGCCGTTATCGTTGCATTAGCTGTGGAATCCGCTGTCCCGTGCAGCTACCGTAGGCTTAGGAGCTTTTCTTGAACCGGCCTGAACTGCCTATTGGAACTGTCATAATTAAGCCTTTAGATCACCCATTACCACCCAAGTGTTGGCAGCTAGCTTAACCAGTGTAGCACCCGACCATTGAGAACGCAACTTAAGTCCAGGAGTACCATACACTGTAACTCCAGCACCTGCTGTTATTGTTACTTCACCAGTAAGGTGTTTTCTTAAAATATCTATTCTATCTCCATCAGATAATATATTAGGCACAGTTACTGTTGTATTGGAAGCAGAATCAATTGTTACCAATTTAGCTAAATCCGTAGTTTGCAAAGTATAGCTTGCGGTTTGCGCGTTTAAGGTAGAGTTAAATCCTGCTCTAGCTGGGCCAGATACCAAGTCAGTTGTAGTAATGGAATTACTTAGTGATAATTTACTATACTCAATTGCGGCAGATGAATTAATATCAGCATTGGTAATCGTTCCGTCAAGAATCATTGCGCTTGTAACAGTTCCAGTCGGGAGTGTTACTGTGCCAGTGAACGTTGGATTGGCTAACGGCGCCTTAAGCGCAATTGCATCAGTTAATGTAGTTGACAAAGAGGCGTTGTTGGCAAGTGAAGTTGCTATTTCACCTAGGGTATCAAGTGTTCCTGGAGCACTATTGACAAGTGCTGCGACTTCTGCACGCACGAAAGCGGTAGTAGCAATCTGAGTTGTATCAGTAGCTACTGCTGCAGTTGGAGCAGTTGGAATTCCAGTAAGTGCTGGTGAAGCAATGTTTGCTTTTAGGTTATCCGCCGTGGTGACAAATGCTGTGGTGGCAATAGCAGTTGAGTTGTCGGCAGCCGTTTGAGTTGTTGCAATCGTCCCAGTAGGCAGAGTTGGTGTTCCCGTGAAAGTTGGTGAAGCCAACGGCGCAATTATTGTGGTATCAACCGCTACTGTTGGAGTGGCGCTTTCGCCTGAGTTATTTGAAAGAGTTACGCCTGTACCAGCAACAAGCGACGTTACATAACTGCCGGTTGTATCGGTGCCAAGAGTGATTGGCTGGTTAACCCAAGCAGTGCCATTGTACATTAAGAAATCTTTGTTTGCTGCTGCGGTAATTGTTACACCAGTGATGTCGTCAATGTTGCTAATGATTGGTACGCTGTCATTAATCCACGCTGAACCATTCCATTTTAAGAATTGACCACTAGCCGCACTTGTAATAGTTACGTCGCCAACATCATCTAAGTTATTGATTGTGGGAATTGATGAATTGATCCAATCGGTTCCGTTATACTTTAAAAATTGCCCCGTAGCATTTCCGCTAATAACAACGTCATCCATGTCTGTTGTTAAACTAGCTTTTCTATTTATCCATTTACTTCCGTTATAGAATAGTGCTTCTCCGCTACTTACAGAGCTTATCATCACGTCGCCAGATAAATTGTCTAATCTACCAGTAATTACAACTGCAGTACTTTGGATTGCGCCATATATGACGATTTGCATTTCATCTGAAGCTGGTGGAGTGGTAAACTCTACGGTTACATAGTCAGCTGAGTAAGCACCTAGTGCATCGGTAGTACTCCACCTAGTTTGTATAACTTCGTTGGTTATTTTACTCCTTACAGTAACCACAACATCTGCTGTATTAAAGCCATGATAAATCGTAAAATTAGTACTTGAACCATTACCTCGAGTAACAGAAATTGTTGTTCCCTGAGGTTGTTCAGGAATAATGCTATTGACCCATTTTCCTAAACCGCTATCCCACAAAAGGACTTGTCCGCTTAGAACGTTGTTAGTAAGAACGTCTGAAAGTTTAGCAGTATTAAAAGCACTATTTATCCAAGCTGAACCATTATATAATAAAACATTATTCGTTGTGGCATTTGAAAGAGTGACGCCAGATAAGTCGTCTAATGTTCTATTGTTAATATAAGTTACTGCATTTGAATATGCTGTGTTTCCAACACCGTCAGCATAGGCGCTTACGCTTGCTGCGGAGTTTGCTATATTGGAAACCATGTTTGTAGTATAGGAATCTGCTACTTTGATAACTGGTGTCATTCCTTCACCAGAGTTATCAGTTATTGTTATACCAGTACCTGAAACTAAGTTTGCTACATATTGACCTGTTGTATCAGTACCAAGTTCTACAGAATTAGAAACAATTGTTGTTGTTAATGTTACGTTAGCACTTCCGTCTATAAATACATTACCGGTTACGTCACCATCTAAAGTAATTTTTCTTTGGTTAGTCCAGACTAATGCATTGCTTGCTGTGCCAGTTACATTACCAGTGTGAACTCCGTTGCTATTTCCAGTTAAATCACCAGTAACATTTCCGGTGACATTTCCAGTTATGTTTCCAGTTACATTACCCGTGACTGAGCCCACTAAGGCAGCTGTTACTTGATTGAAAGTAACGTTTGCGTTGGTAGCAACCGATTGAGGAATTGAAATCGTTGGAACTGAAGCTTCACCAGAATTGTTAGTAATTGTTATACCAGTGCCCGCACTGAGGTGATCTACATAATCACCTATTGTATCTGTAGATAAATTAATAGCATCATTAATCCAAACAGATCCATTATATCTAAAGAAGTCACCATTGGCTGGAGTAGTTAAAGTAACATCTGTTAAATCATCTATTACTGCATTTAGTGTTATCGTTGGAGTAGTAGTTTCTCCAGAGTTATTAGCTAAAGAAATTCCAGTTCCAGCAACAAGTGAAGCAACATAATCACCAGTTGTGTCTGCACCTAAAGCTACAGAATTAGCAGCTACAGTAGCAGTAAGTGTTACGTTTGCGGAACCATCTATTGATACGTTACCTGTCAAGTCTCCAGCTAAAGTAATCGTTCTAGCGTTTGTCCATTTTGCTGATGAGCCAATATATGCGTTTGATGATAATACTTCAACGCCATTAATTTTATAAACTTTTCCAGAAGCTAAATCTACGTTTTCAGAAGACGTCCATGAAGATGTAGAATTTGACCAATTAAAAGTTTTATCTGTAGTTCCCTTTAATGTTATTCCACCACCATCTGCTGTCACGTTAGATGGTGATGATACGTTAGCAAGTTCAATATTTTTATCTTCAATAACAATTGATTCTGTGTTTACTGTGACGATAGTGCCATTAACGGTAAGATTTCCAGAAACTACTAAATTTCCAGAAACTTGAACACTATCCTCTGTTGTTATTTGAGTATTTGATGCTTGTAATAAGTTCAGCGAAGAACTTACTAATGCCCCACTACTATTTTTGAAAAAGAACACTCCAGAGATAGGATCTATCGCTATTTGACCTGAAGTTATACTTGGTAAAGCCATTGTAAAACCTTTCCCGCTTTAGTTAAAAGGTTCCACCATCAATATAAATGTTATCGAATGTTGTTAAGTTAGTGATGGATCCACCAGTGATCGAAACGTTACTTGCATTTTGGATTGCAATTGTTCCAAGTCCTAACGTAGTTCTTCCAGCAGAAGCGTCTGCGTCATCGACCAAACTTCTACCAAAAGAAGTAAATGTTGCCAGTGCTGCTGTTCCAGAACCTGTAAAGTATGGAAGTGTGTCTGCAGCAGATGTTAATCCAGCTAATGCTGTAAGATCACCATCATAGGCTTGTACATCTGTCCCAATTGCTAGTCCAAGGTTACTTCTTGCTCCTGAAGCAGTTGTTGCTCCAGTTCCTCCATAAGATAGACCTACTGTTGTGCCATTCCAGGTACCTACAGTAATTGTGCCTAATGATGTTAAGCTAGAGGTAACTACACTAGAACCAAGTGTTGTATTGGAAAGAACTTCCGAAGTTCCAATCTTGAATACTTTGCCAGCAGCAAGATCTAAGTGTTCAGACGAAGTCCAGGCATCTGTTGCATCAACCCAGTTCAATGTTTTGTTTGTTGCACCAAGAATTGTAATACCAGCACCATCAGCAGTTATGTCTGTCGGTGATGCGGCGTTTGCAAGAACAATGTTCTTATCTTCTACAACAAGTGTTGCAGTATTAAGAGTTGTTGTATTGCCGTTAACAATCAAATCTCCAGTAACAGTAAGATTATTACTAATCGTAACATTAGCTGGAAGGCTAAGTGTTACCGCACCAACACCAGAGTTAGATACTGCAATTTCATTTGCAGTACCGGTCAAACCAGTTACGAGATTTGTGCCCTTGTCACTAATCTGTGAAGCAGTTACTGAGATTTCAGTATTGCCAGCAGCTGTCAAGCGACCTTTTGCATCAACTGTAAATGTAGCAACGGAGTTTGCAGCCCCATAAGAGCCAGCAGTTACAGCAGTACTGTCAAGGTTTGAAGAAGTTAAAGAAATTGCCGTATTTCCAGCTGATGTTAATCGACCTTGAGCATCAACTGTGAAAGTTCCAACAGTGCCTGCACCACCATAAGAACCACCAGTTACCGTGGTGTTGTCAAGGTTCAAGGTTATTGTGTCAGTTGCACCAGCAACAGAGGACAGTCCCGTGCCACCAGAAATAGTCAAAGTATCAGTACCTGAGCTAATTGTTTGATTGGATCCAGAATCGCCCGCAACTGTAAATGATGTAGCAACGTTTGCAACAATATTGCTAATATTAGAAACTTGTTGGTCAACATAAAGTTTTGTTGATGCGTGGGTATTCGCAGTTGGCGTTGGAACGATAACTACGCCAGAAAATGTTTTATTTCCTGTAATTGTTTGATTTGTTCCCAATGATGCATAGGCCCCAAAACCAGCAATTGCCTCAACAGTTGTTGCAGCTCCGCCAACTCCACCAGTTCCCTTACCGTAATACAGGACATCGTCAGCTTCATTATATGCTAATTCTGCGTTCTCTAAGGTACTTGGCGCTCCTGCTGCGCCTGAACTAGACCTTCTTTTAATTCTCAGGGTATTAGACATTTTTAAAAATTCCCTCCATCGACTAGATTAGATTCCGCGTAATTAATCCATTGCGAACCGTTGTAACGTAAAACCTGACCACTGGTAACTGAGTTTATAGTAACATCTGTCAACCCATTTAAAACTGATTGAGTCGAGATATTTGTTTCAGTGGCTATTATTCTATCCTTGATAGTAAGATGAGAACCAGCTGGATTAAGACCCAATACGGTTTGCACTGCCTCTACGGCATCGTTTAAATTTGCATGTTGCTGATGATGGGGTACTGTGTTTGAATTAAGCTTATCAGTTGCTGTTGGATTTATTAAAATATCTAATTGATTTGGATAATTTGTTGCCATATATCTTCCTATAAGCTAATAATTTTTGTTGAACTATTATTCCACTGTAATGTCATTGGAGAAGCCTCTGCGGTGCCCGCAAAAGGTAGTCCTTCAGAATCGTCTATAAAAGCTATTAACCTTGAATTGGAATCAGTTGTACCATATTGATAAAATACAATTGCATTAAATGATGCTCCATCGTGAACAATGGTTAGATCATCTGCATCTAATACCCCTAAATCATTAGATACGTTGCTTAAAGGTTCACTTCTATATTTTTTTGCCAATGTTGGTATATCTGATAAGAATTCATTGGTGCTTTGATTTGGTGTATATAAAGAAGTATCTATAAATGCAACTTTAAGACTATTTGTTGATAGATTTATTTCACCACTTAACATGGATTCTTTTGCTTTTTTATATACAAAATTAGCCATCTTATATACCCACATCTTTAGAAACTGTTATTCTATACTTATAACCTTTTTCAAAATAATCTTTATTCTCAGTATAATATGATGGTGTTGCATCTATTAAGGATGGAAAGTCTATATATATCTCAGGCTTCCAAGAGTGCATTTGCGTAACTGTCTCAACGTTTTCCCAACGAGACGGTGACTTCTGGATTTTTTTTCTTTGAGCTTTAAAATACTTAGTGGATAAAAAGTTAGAAGCTGGACGAGCATTAAAAGTAATGGTGACTCTTCCATTGTTGTTATCATTTGGTAAGTAAAAAGATCCATTTTTTGGCTCAACAGAATCAATATAGAATTCTGGATTTTTAGCTATAATTTGATAGCTACTATAGGCTTCGGTTAAAATTGAGTTATCTTCTACTAAAATCTCTTCTATCACCGGAACAACAGAAGTTGAAAAACCAGAAGGAGTAGCCGCATCTTGCTTTGTAAATTTTATATACTCTTCTGCTACGACTTCATTTGCAGCGTCTAATATACCTACTACTCTTAGATAGTATTCCTGACCAGAAACAAGGACTTTATCCCAGTAAAGAGTAAGAGTTCTAGATATTGTATTATAGTCAGCTAATGAGTTTATTGCTTTAAATGGACTAGATACAATAGTCGGTGTTGCAGCTGATGTTTGAACAATAAACTTATTATCTGTTATAGAACTAATTTTTACTGTTCTACCAAATTTAATTTTTACCTTATCGACACCCACTGAGGCATAATCTATTAAATTTAATGGCACGATTTATCTCCTCAGGAAAAGACTTACACTTAACTAGTAACGGGGTTGGTACAAAAAAATAAGGGGCAGCTTTCGCTGCCCCCTACTTTCTAAGACTGTGTCGTAACTATAACAGTCCTAAGGTTCTATTACATTTCGTTAGTAACTTGTACTTCGTAGTTACGGGCAAGTCTAACGTTCTTAGCAACTGTGATACCTTCACCATCGCCAAGCATTACAATGTCGTAACGCTCTTTCATCTTCATCGAACGAATGTCACGTGACGGATCATCGAACTGATCTGTGCTCATGTCATCCTTAACAAGAAGACTGCCGACCTCATTACGATCAATGAGGAACAAGTCTGACTTAGCTAATGTTGCACCGCTCTTAGCCGTAAAGCTAACAAATGGTGACACTAACACGTTCAAACCCATAGGGGCTGTTGCGTTAAGAGCGCCATCCTTCGACTGTGGACGGTAGCCCCAGCTGGTATTAACAGCTGATGCAGCGCCGCCCATGTGGAAGATCGAGTCCTTGAGGAAGACCGACCACATCAGTGGGTGAAGAATGAAGTCTGTTGGTATATGGTTTTCGGCCATTAGAACAGCTGCCATGTCGACAACATCGTCCCAGGTAACAGTGCTGTTGTAAGCACCATCAATCCCACGACCTGTTGTATCGTCATAGCTGCCACTGTCGTTGTCGAATACAATTGTAGCTGCATCCTTAAAACGACTAAGAGCAATTTGCTCTTTCAAACGTGCCATTGCACGGCCTGCGGCGCGTACATGGAGGCCTACGATGTCCCAAAGAGAATCAGCAATAACTTCCTCTGTGAAAGCCAGCTTAACGCCCTTCTTCGACACCTTACCCTCGATTTGCTTAGCAAATGCGAGAGCTTGTTCTGGGTATTCTTGTCCTTCTGGGATCTCAGCAGCTTGAATTGCGTTTACCGCTGGAAATTCCAAAGAACGACCCTTACCAAGGCGTACTGTAGAAAGAAGCGGGGTTACCAAAAGCTGTGGTTCGGCTGCTTCGCGCAGAGTACGAGAAATTACCTTAGGAAACAAAGCGGCTGCGTCTGACGAACCGAATGCTTCCTTGATAGTAACTCTGTTATCTGTGTCGATGTAGCCATCTTCAGCAAATGCGGCTTCCCAAGCTGGGAGACCCGAGAGGAGTTCTTGGATTGTCTTACTCATCTAGGATATTTCCTCCTGTTTAATTATTTCTTTTTTTATTTTCTTTTTTTTTATTAGAGTGTTAAATTGACGCGGAAAGCACCAATAACATTCGTAACATCTAGGTTTGCACGGATACCGAGTTTACCGGAGAACGAGCCTGATCTTGTGAGCTCATAAACTGTCTTGAGCGCACCTGGATCCGATGGAAGTTGCATGTAGGAAAGTAGTCCGTCATCAAAGTTTGTAGCAAACTTCTCGACTTCAATAACCTTACCTACCATCAAGTGTGGGTAACTAGCTGCATCAGCTTGCGACAAGAGTCTTGGACGACCCATGAAGTCTGGAGCAACTAAACTACCTGCTACGAGATCTGCGTTAACACCTGTGACCATTGGATACTCGACATAACCTCTAACGATAAAGCCTGCACCTTGCGATGTGCCCTTATCAAATGGTCTGTAGAGATCGTACTGTGCACAACCAACTGGCACTGAACGTGCAGCAACTGCTTGTGTATCTCCAGATGCGCCAGCAACTGGAGTTGCTGCTGCAAGTGGATCCCAACCTGAAATTGTGTCTCCCCAAGTTACTGAAGAGGCGCTAC